TCCAGTGCCACGTTGCTGATATCGTCTGGGCGGTACAGCTTGGGCCGAACGCCGTGGCCGTAGACGATGAACATGCGGCCGTGCCGATCCTCGGCCACGCAGAAGTTGGAGATGTTCGTCAGCCCATCTGGAGAGAGTTCCTGGGTGTCGATGACACGAGACTCGTTCCCCTTAATCCTCCGGATCATCCACACATACTTGTACGGATCCGTGAGAGCCGTGATCTCACTGATTGTCAGGGTTTGCAGCACCTTCACCTTCTGGAGCCACAGAAAGTCGGACACGCTACCGATGATCGACGCCCTGCGGTAGAGGCCGTAGATCACTTCGTTGTCATACTTGCCGTAGATCTTGGTCAGGCCGCGGCGGGCGATCAGCATGCCTGGGCGGCGCGACTGAAGATTGTTGAGGACACGCAGCTCACCCGGCCGCAGCAGATACTGCGAAGCGTCTTCGTTATAGCCGAGCCATTGGCGTATCTTCATTGCACATCTGGCCGCAGGGTGGAGTACCAGCCGGCTGAACGCGGCGTGGAGTGGGCGTAGCCCTTGGCCTTGCCCGATCGCGGAGTCACGACATCGGCCTCAATGGCGAGTCGAAGATCGCGAGTGAAGATCACCAGAGCCTCGTTCGCTGGCTTGCCGGCCATGCGGGCGTACCAGAGTTCGCAGGCAGACAGGATGGCCGTCCACATCTGGGGCGAGGCGTCGATCGGGTGGCTGATCGAGTACTTGGTTTTGGCCGGCAGGATCAGTGCGTCACTGCTGTACAGCGTTGTCGCGTCGATCGGAGCTGTGTTGGCCACCGCCTCTCCGACAACACCGCCGTCGAACGTGGTCGAGCTGAACGTGTCGTTGTGCGGGAACGGGACAGGGTTCATGGCTCCGGACAGGACAAGCTTTGACTGCGAGAGCCACGCTTCGATTCGACGCTCGGCCACATATGGAGTGGTTGACCCAACCGGATCTGCCTCCATACCAGGCGAGCCAAACCGGATGAACGCACCGGCCACATCCTGCGGGAAGGCCGTGCCGTCACCGATGACCGTGGCCCCGTTCTCCAGCATCGACAGGGATACGGTGCCTTGCCGGCAGAGCCGTTCGTACCCCATGTACTTGATCGTCGGCGGCGTAACGCGATAGGTGTAATGCACCACCGTCGCGTCAGTCGGGACACCCACGAACCGAATCTGATATCGGTTGGGATCCCTGTCCGATCGCATCACCGTGTAATAGTAGGGTTCCCCGGCACCTCGAGTGTTGATTTCCAGCCGCTGCCACTCCTGTGGCGTGATCTGGCAATGCAACGTCCCAACCGTATTGGTGATCAGCGTGTCGATATTCTTGAGGTCGGCCGGCAGATCGTAGTAGGTCTGCGGCATGACAGTGACATCGCTGATGGTCTGCGAGGCCGCGGCGTCGAGCGTCACCACATTCCCGTTCACGGATGCGATCCGCACCGGGGTAGGGAAGTAGTAGGCCGGAACGCTGATGGCTCGGCCGGGATAGAAGCCTGTCGGATTCGCGACCACGATGTCCTTGGAGCCGGCCGTGAGCGAGGCGGTGGTCTGGAGCTGCTGGGTGGTGAAGGATCCCGTTCGCATGTGCCACAGCCAATCGCGGCTCTGCATCACCTCACGAACGCCGTGCATCACCGCATGCCGAACAGCCGCATGCTCCCCGTCCTGGGCGCCGCCACCCGCCCCCGAGATGATGAAGTGGACAAGGTCTTGAGCTGTGTTCATTTCTTGACCTTCCGGCCGAACCGAGACACGACCATCTCCCGCAGCTCGCCGGCCTTCATGTTCGGGTGGTACTTTCGCTCACGCTGCATCAGCTCGCGGGTCAGTCGCTCGCTCAAAGGTTTCGACTGTGGTCGATCTTCGGGGATGCCTTTATGCTCCACGGCACCCGTAACCGAAAGATTTCGCTCGATCGCAACTCGGCGGATATCGTCGGCCGATGACACCCACGCTCGAGGATCGGCCACTCCGCGTTTGTCAGCCAGCCCGCTTGCGTAGTACTTGCCGCTGACGTTGATCCCCGCTCGCTTTGCCAGCGTCACGATGTTTTGGGCGTGATCCTTTGGCATGTCGTCGAGCTGCTGGTTGTTCATCCGGCCCTGCATGAAGGAGCTGTCCGTTCCCTTTACTCCCGGCGGGCGTTGCAGGGCGCACATGGAGGCCCAACGCTCGGTCGCCCCCTCGGATCTCAATCTCACGAAGAACTCCACCACGCTTGGGCCGGCGGCCCTGACATCCGCGGGAACGTCGATCGTGTCGCTGGAGGTAATTGCAGGCTTTCCGGACGCCATCAGAACAATCTCCGAGAAGGGCTATGGCCGAATTACATGACTTGCACAGCAGTCCACGAACCGCATTCGTGTCGTGGCAGTGATCGACGCACAGCGGCTTGTCCAGATCGCATATCTCGCACCTACCTCTGTTTCTGGCATGCAGCTTCTCAAATGCTGCTAGGGTGATTCCGTAGCGCAACCAGAGGTTCGACTGCCGTTTCCGGAGTCGTTTATCCATTAGCCAACTGGTGGTTGGAGTTCTGGCGGGATCTGGGATTCCGGAGGCGGAAGCCGCGGAGGGGGCGCCCCTGCCGCCGCAGCACTGCCATCGGTGGGAGGGAGCGACGGCGGCGCGGCGGCAGGGGGTTGTGGCTGTGGGACAAGGTACGGTTCTGGATCGATATCCAAGCTTCCTGCCCAATCCCTCATCAATGCGTTGAACGGATCGACAACGCCGGCCCCCACCAGGCCAGACAGGATCGGGCCGAGCGTCTGCACGGCGAGCTGCATCTGCTCCACCCGTGTGGCTTTGTTTGGCTTCCTCGCGGATCCCGCTTCCACTCGATAGAGGAAGTCGCGCGTGAGAGCGACGATGTCACGCTGCATCACATGCTGGCCCCACGCCGCGGCACCGAGCGGGCCAAGCACTTGCTGCACATCCTGCGGCTCGAGCAACCAACGAGCTGCGAGAGCTTCGCGGCGAGACAACAAGGACATGCAGTCCTCGAGTTCGTTCGCCATGTTGTCGGGCCTGACCGAAATGTTCTCGTTCTTGATCGTTGCTTCTGCTGCACTTCTGAACTGGCTTCTGGTGTAACCGTACACTAGCTCAGTTAGGCCGGTGCGTTGAGCGAACAGATCAGACACCGCGGAGATGATGTCCCAGAGATCCTTTGTGACCTGTGGGAATTGAAACACCGACATCACATCTTCGATGCGCCGGCCCAGCAGTTCTGACAGTTCAACAATCTTGAATCCGCCCTCTGACGGTGCCAAGATTTGATCCTTGATGTCTTGGTCGGCTGCTTTTTGAACGGCGACCATTGTCTCGCAGCTCGTCGCGATGCGAGTGGCGAGGAACGACATAGCCCAGTTCAGCAGTCGCAACTCCCCGATCGCCGGCCGGATGTGGCTGATGGGCCAGGCGTATCCGCTCTTCCAATGGAATGCCAGCGGCGTGTATGGCCAGCCATTCGGTTCGGCGTAAAACGGGATGGGCCATGAAGTCCTGGCCACCAGGCTCTGCGGGATCCCGAGCTGCGGATCCACTTCCTCGTCCATTACGGACGGCGGCACGTTCAAGGGATATTGCACCCCCTCACACACCACCAAATAGACATACTTGCCGAGGCTATCGAAGACGCCCTTGCTGTCCTTGGGGCTGTCCTTCAGCCGATCGCCAGTGCCGGTCTTGCTCCAGATCTTCCAGAACGTGATCAGCTCGTTGGTGTTTTCGTATGTCTTCTTCTTGCCTCGAGGCTCGCGGCCCAGCTTGTTTTCGTCGCGCTCGAGGTGCTTCTTCAGATCCTCGATGGGGATGCCGTAGGTGGCGGCCACTTCCGCCATCGGCCTGACGCATTTCCTCGCACACCACAAGCTATCGTCTGGATTCTCGAAATCCGGATCGATCAGCAAGTTATCCACGTTGTCATAGAAAGATCCGATCATCCGCATCGGCGGGCGGGTAGCGTCACCGCTGGTGTCAACGATGGTCATCTCTGTCCAGAAGACGCCCATCCCCTTAACCATTGCCTCGTTGACAACGCGGCGGGCCTGCTTCTTCAGATCCAGCTCGACGGGACTCCAGTTGAGATAGCTTTCGAGAAGCTTGGCGGCGATGCTTCTGCTCTTCCTGTCCTGCTCTTCCTGCATCCCCACTTGCATGATCTGCTGCTGCTCGGGCGTCAGCCCCATCGGGCCGGCCGGGGCGTCCATGCCGAACGCATCCGGCGTGAGCCGCGGATGCTCCATCACCGTCACGGTTCGCACCGGATTGCGGTGATAGATAACGCTGGCAAAGATCTCGACCAGCTCGAAAACACGATTGAGCTGAATTCTAAATGCGGGGGGCGCGATCGATGAGTTGTAGCCGCGCTCGCCCCGCGCATACGAATCCCGCCACATCCAATTGTGTTCACCATCGTAAAACTGCGAAGCTTCCTTCGCGTCTTCGGTGAACGGTTTCTTGTACTCCTGCGCAGCCTTGAGCTTTTTTGTCCAAGTGTTGACCACTTGTCGCAGGGGATTACTTGCCGGCAGCTTCTCGGCCACGTTGCTTCTCGCTCTTTTCCGGTGGTGCCATCAGCTCACGAATCGCCTTCGTGCCGGGAGCGAAGTCCCAGGCACCGAGATCCTGCCAGCCGTGGTCACCTTGGAGGGCCGGATCGTCCTTGTGATGGACGCTGTTCCGTACCAGGGCGTACCCGGTTGGCGTGAACGTCACGATGCTTATGGTCGAATCACCCGGTTCTGAGGCGACCCATCCCACCGTAGGGTCAGAGAATCCCCGATAGTCCGTGCTGAACAGCACAACATCCCCGATGCTGGGGATCGGCATTGACCACGACTCGCTCATGGATTCTGTCCTCCTTGTGGCCCTAAGTAGACATATGACCCGCCGTCTTCTGTCAGCCGTTTTTTCCGGCCGGCCAGCCATTTCACCCACCACGGTTCCGGCTCGTTTGAGCGAGCTGGTGGCCGGTGGTAGCGCGGGCGGTATGCGCAGAGGTATTCGAGGCACTGGCACAAATGGACTTCGCCTTTGGTGTTTGGTTTGTCCGTGACGATTGAAGTGCCGGAAACGTAGTTCACCTGTTTCCTATACCTCTTGATCTCCCGCTCGAGGTCTGGGACGGCACCCTCTAGAACGCGAAGCAGCGGCGTCCCGGTGGGCCGGATGTGGAGGGCGTTCCTGGTGGACTCGCAGCGGGCGATGATGTCATCGCATCCCGCCAAGAATGACGCGCCGGTGATCTGGCTTCGGATATTGCGTTTGACGAGCTGCTCGGTGTACTGCTCCACCGGGAGCCGGCCCGAGCCGATGTCGCGGAGCCGGCCGCCGTGGGCGTCGATCACAAAGGCGTGGAAGTGCCAGCCCATGACCTTACGCTCAAAGTTCTCCCCGAAGATCTGGGCGTTGCACTGGCGTAGGTAGAGCTGGTCATAGATCAGCCAGTAGTCCTCGGTGGGCGGGACGGCTGCGAACAGGATGGCCGTCACAGCGTGACCAGGGTCAATCACCGCATACCGGCACCAATCGTAGGGAATCTGCCCGTCCTTCAGCTCCGACCGCTTCATCCCGTGGATCCGCATGTCGAACGTGGGGTAGACCAACACAGAGTCTGTGATGAAGTCGCCCTCGGCCCTCATCCTCAAAACGTCTTCACCCGCCGCGGCCCACCGCTCGACAGACTTTCGCTTCTCTTCGTCATCGATATAGGGGTTGTCTAAAAAGCGCAGCCTGAACTGCCGGATCGATGACTTATCCCCCTGCGCCTGCTCGTTGGCGTCAGCCCGCTCCTTGAGATTCAGCAGGGCGTTATTCGTTGAGTGCGGCATAGCACTCCAGCAAAAGACACCCTTGCGATCCGCAAGCCTAGCCTGGGCCTCGGGGATGTGACGCTCGTCGTTAACGTCCTCGTCCACATGTATTCTATTACTTTGGTAGCCTTGCGCAGGTTCGCCTTCACTACTGAAGAAGTGTATTACCCAGCCAGTAGTAAGGGTGCATTGCTGCATGTAGTTGGCACTCTTCAGTACCCAACTCGAGGCTTTGATCAGCCGCGGCGGAATCAGGGGCGGCGCCGGCTTTCGCTCTGACTTGCGGGCAGCATCGTTCACGGGGTCATACGCTCGCCACTCGCCCGTCTTCTCATCCTTGATGATGTAGAACGCGCCTGGGCCGAAGAGCATCGGCACAACGACCAACCCGATGTGTTTCCAATCCCGGCCGATAATGACGAGGATCCCATCCTTCTTGGGATACTTGTCATACGGATCCTGCCCCGTCACAGCTCTGGCGTCCTCCACGAAGGTGCAGAGAGATTTGCCGGATCGATTGCCGCCGATGACGAGGATTTCACTCGCTCGGCACTTGTGGATCTCCTCCTGCTGCGGGTTCGCTCGGTAGAGGCGTAGAGCTTCTGTCTTCCGCTCTCGCAGCTCGCTTTGAAGCTCTTTGAGGCTTTCTTTTTGGTACTCGGATATCGTCGGTATGTTCGGGATCTGCGGCGGCTGCACCTTCGGGTGCCGCTTCTTTCGGGGCCGGGAGGGCTTCTGCGGGTCTGACATTGATGGTTCTCCCCTGGAAAGCAGACAGAGCCTGCTCAAATCGCTGGTTCAGCTCGTTTTCCAGCTCCTCCTCTGTCCACAGGGACAGAGGTTTCTTCGCGCCGCCAGAGTCCACGTTTTTCGTGACCATGCGGCAGATCGTCTCGAGCAGGCGGTTGCGGGCAGAGCTGCCTGGTGCGGCGTCCCAGTACTGCTTGACCATCACCGCGGCCATGCCACCGCTGCCGCCGAAGTACTGGAAGATTTTCTCAATCACCTCCGCTGTGTGCGGGATGTTGGAGCCGCCCTTCTGGGCCGAGCGGAGGAAGATGTCTACGCCGGCCGACTCAATCGTGGCTAGAGCCTCGGCCCGCTTGAAGGCCGCACGCTCCTTGCTCTCACGCCGCTGCTTGGCGCGGCAGGAGAGACATTCAGCCGTGAAGATCTCCAAGTCCTTCCGCCACCGGAAGTGCTGCCTGTCGAGAGGATAGGTGCCGCCGCAGACATTACACGTTCGCTCTTCCATGTCTGTAAAGCATAACAGCCCGCGGTGTTGAGCCGCGAGCTGTTAGAGGCGTAGATGATGTCAGCTCTGCATCAGCCGATTTCGTAGCCGATGAGGTTGACTCGCGTGAGCTGCGCAGTCGCGGTGGTGTTGGAACCTTCGATCTGCTGGCCGATGCAGAGGCCCGTTGAAAACGTGGCAATCGAGCCAGCCGTCGCGGAGACTTGCACCTGAGCGCCGGCGTTGATGGCAGCAGCCGTCTGCTTGACATCGGCCGGCCCCTTGACCACCAGCCAGACGATGTCGTTCTGGCGCAACTCGCCGGTCAGGTACTCGTCCAGCACACCGTAGGCAAGGCCCACTAGGACGTTGCTGGCCGTACCCTTCGTGGTGAACGCCGCCATCGGGTTGCTGAAGTCGCAGAGATAGACTTCGCCAGCTACCGTCGTGGCGTCACTGACGGTGGCTCCCTTGTAGCGGGCGGCCACGCAGTACACCAGCCGATTGCTGTGGCGAGTGCCGGTCGAGGGGTTAACGTCTTGGAAGACCTTGACCTGACCAACGATCTCGCCGCCGGCCACCGGGTTGCCGGTGCTTGCGTCGGTTTCAATCGCCTCGCCTTGGAGCAGCGTCGTGCCACGGCGGAACGGGGGGTCAGAGAATAAGCTCGACATGACTCTGGGTTCTCCTTGTAGGGATCAAGCAGCCGCGGTGACGGGGGCGAGCAGAAAAAAATTCCTCGGACTACGAAAACGGAGGTTGCCGAGAGATGAACAGGCGTACCTATATGCCTGCGTTTCTTCGTCGAAAAATGGGCCTTCCGCGACGAAAAGCTGGTTTTCCAGGCAGCGCAACTCCATGTTGCCGATCGACAGGCCGTAGCCTCGACCTGCTGGACAAGCGTACTCCGAGCAGACCTCGACGCCGTCGAGGGTCGTGACATCGGAAAAGCCCATCGCCTTCAGGCCACCTTCCTTGGTGATCTGGATCCGTTCCTTGTCAGCGTACTGATTGAGGAACTGGATGTAGAGCTGGCGATCGAGAACGACCATGTCGATCTGCGATTCCTTCGTGTCGTTCCGCTTGCACTGGTGAATGCCTTCGCGGATCGAGAAGATGCAGTTCGACTTCCAGTTGCGGTTGCCAGCGGAGTTGAACGAGCTGGCGTTGTAGTTGATCACGACCGGGGAGTAGAAGTCGAGTTCGCTGTCCACCGGCACGTTGGGCCACGTTCCAGTGGTCGCGTTGATGCGACCGCCACCGTAGTAGCCGAGCTTCGTGGAGAGGCCGGCGTAGTTGTCATCGGGGAAGCCGTAGCGATCGGCCGTGTTGGCCGAGCTGCGAACTTCTGCGACCTTGGCACTCGACTCATCGACCGTGCCGCTGTAGTTGAGGAACGAGTCCATGCCGTGGAAGTCGTTCTCCGCATTCGCCGCATTGCCGTCCTTGTACGGCTGATACGAGAGATGCATCTCGAGCGACTCTTGCAGACGGCTGGCCATCTTGCCGGCAACGTCTACGAGCGCCTGCTGGCCGCGGTTCTCGAGTAGCTCCCGTCGATACACGGCATCAGTACTGGTGAATCCCCTCCACGGAAGCTCGGCCCGCTTCCACATGTTGATGCGACTGAACGTCCTCGGCGTATCGCCTGTGTTCCCCGAAACGGGCGCATTTCTGTACCGGACGTTCCAGTCGAAACCTCGACCGCTCTGGTTCATCACCACGTTGCCGGAGGACTCCAGCATCGCGAAGATCTTGAACTTGCGAAACGTCGCCAGCTCTTCTTCGCGCGTGTGCTGTACAATTGTAGTCCCAATAACTCTCGCCCAATCGGTGGGTGACGCCATGTCTCTTTGTCCTCTTTAGGAGTGTCAGGCCATGCCTTGTTCTTGCAGTTGCACCGCAAGTTTTTCGGCAAAGGTCATTGGTTTGGTTGGAACTCTCGCATCGGTTGTCGCGGCCGGTCGCTGGCTCGCAGTTCGCATGGCTTGTGTACGCAAGTACTCCATGTTCTTTTGAGCAGCGACGTTCGCAGGATTCACGGGCGGCTGCGGTGCAGGCCGTGGAGCCTGTGCCGCATACTGCTGGGCCTGTTGTGATCTCTGCATGTTTGAGAGAAGTAAGTCTCTCTCAACCATTCGAGTCGCATACTCCCAACGGGCTTTCGCCCCTTGGATGCCCAGTGACCGTGCGTCCTGTATATACTTCTGGGCAAGAAGTCCTTCTGGGGATGCATTGCCATTTTGGTCATACAGCCAATCTGAGTTCTGCTGCTCCAGGGAGGAGACGAATTGCTCCTCCTGCATGCGTCCCAACCGCTCTTGGACGATGCTTTCGGCCCGCTCAACGGCCACCTTCTCGACCATCGGGCCGAGAGCTGCCTGCGGATCCTCGAGGAACTTCTGGGCGAAGTTGGCTTTGTACGCCTGGTACTCGGAGAGGGCGTGGCGAGCGTCGAGCGGAGCGTCCGGTGAGATCATCTCCCGGCCGCTCTCGTCGCGCACGAGGTACTGCCGGTAGGCATCTCGCAGCTTCGGGGGATTCCACCAGGGGGATTGCTCGGGCTGGGCCTGCGGAGCTGGGGCCATCGGCTGCTGCTGTGGCTGCTGCCGCGTCTGCATCCACTGCTGAAACGGTTCCTTGTACTGGAGGTACTCGGAAGTGACGGGAATCAGCGACTGATACTGCTGGAGAGCATGCGTAGCAGACTGCTCTCGCTGGAGGGCTTCGTAGAGCCGGGAGGCGATGGCTCGGTCATCGGCGCCTTGGAATTGCGGGAGCTGGCGGAATGCACCCCAGACTTCTCCGCTTCCTGCGGAGGCCTCCGATCCTTCTGCCTGTGCCGGCGACGAATCAATCTCGGGCGCGGCCGAGGAGTCAGAGAATGCTTCCGTAGAGCCAACGTCTGCTGCTTCTTCTTCCGACATGTGCATGCCCTCCTTGAGGTGCTGCCGATTCTGGGGGCAGCTATGCACGCGATGTCAGCAGTTTTTATTGCCTACCCCACTGCCACTGGTTCGATCGGAACCTCTTCTCTCTCTCGTTCATCGCATCGGATCTGGCTCGGTTCAGCTCATCGATCGACATCTCATTCGGATCCACATCGGGGAGCAGGGCGTTATCTTCCTGCGGTGTCAGGAGGTAATTGCGGTAGTTCGCCCAGCCAGCGATGCCGCCACCGATCCCCATGTCTGTGCCAAAGTCGGCCGGCACATCCTTGGCTTGGCTCGTCACGGCAGCGCCAGCTCCTCGAACGGCACCCTTGCCGAGGCCCATGCCAGAGTTGATGAGACTCCGGACGGTGCTACCTGACGGCTTGAATGCTCCGGAAGCCAGCCCACCAATTCCGCCGGTCGCTGCCGCGCCAGCCATGATGGCGGCAGACGGGATGTTGCCAACCGTGTTCTGTAGGAAGTTCGGGCCGTAGTCGTTGTAGAGAGGCGGCCCCCATGTCTTCTTCAGCGGCTCGGGAGCTGGAGCATCGCCGCCGCCCCACGCTTGGGGCGAGAACATCAGCCCCGTCTGCTCAAAGGCATTCTGGACGTTGGGCCAAGTAGTCGCCCCCCAAGCCTGCCCCTCGGCGCGATCCTGCTGTTGAGCTGCTTTCTGCCGGTCGAATTCCTCGCGGGACATGCCGGCCGGCAGGATCGGCTGTTCGCGGTCAAATGCCTGCCGCTGCGCCGCCATGTGCCTCCAGGCGTCCCAGCCGTGGTCGCTGAACAACGCCGAGCCGCCCTCGCCCGTCACAGCCTTTCCAACAGGAGTACGGCTGAACTCGGAAAATGATTCATACAGCGGCCACGACATCGCACCGACAGGGTTGGAGACATCGCTGCCGGCCCGCATCAGCCCCTGCACATTGGACGTTGTGGTATTCGCGAATCGCGAACTTCCATCTTGGTTTCGGAATGCAGCAGGCTCGCCTTCTCGAGGGCCGGCTGCGGCGTAGTCCCGGTTGCCTCGGATGAACCGCCCCTCGGGGCCAGCCTCCATAGTGGAGTCGCGGAAGTTCTGGCGGGCCTTGGAGTCGAATATGCCCTTCACGCCGGCCACGACATTCGACATCGTGTCGGCGTAGACCGGGGCGTGTTCACCCTCCATTGTTGACCGCAGCAGCTCATAGCCTCGGAGAGTCTGAAAGTTCTCCGCGCCGCCTGGTGTGAGCATCGAGTCTGCCCACCCGCCGTGCTGGGCTTTGAGCTGCTCGAGCTGCTCCTGCGGCATCGGATCGACCGCGGCATGCTTCCCGCCTGGTGAGCTGGCCTGCAACGAGTTCATCATCCGGCTGATGATCGGATCTGCCAGCTCGTCTGGAGCGCGGGTCGAGCCGTCGAGCTTGGCCTGCACCCGCTGCACTACTTGAGCGCGGCGTTCCGGCGGCATCTTGCCAGCGAATACATCGAGGTACTCGTTGACGAACTGGGCCGGCGTGATGCGATCGTACTGGTCACCATCGACCAACAGTGGAATGCCGCGGTCGTTCTGCACATCGGGATCGTTGGCGGCGCCGACTCGGATCAGCGGCTGCTGCATCACCTCGGCCACGTTCTTGCGGAACTGGAGGTGTTCTTGGGAGTAGCCCTCCTTTGCAGCTTTGTCATAGTAGGTCGCCCACTCCCCTGGCGAGTTTGCCATTGAGAAGTCGAAGCTGCGGTCTGGGGTGCCGCTCCCCATCGGCCCGAGGTCAACTTGCCCTCGCGGCAGCTCGTTGAATGCCTTGATCGCGTCGAACTTGTAGCCGCCCGTCTGATCCTGCGACTGCTGCCCTTGCATGCCGGCGGCCACGGCCGGGGCGAGGCCGGCCCCACGCATCTGGGCCTGCATGGCACGGACGCCGTCCTCGGGTGATCTCGACCGCACCTTGGCTAGGTGGGCCTGCCGCTGGTCGAAGGCATCCTTGGCGTACTGGATGATCTCGGAGTCTGGGATCGCGTTTGCCCTGGCGGTGTCTGGGAACACGCCGCGGAGAGCCTGGGCCAGCTCGGCGTCGTTCTCTATCCCATAGGTGGGGCTTTGGGCCACGGCCGCTCGACCATAGACGTTGGCCAGCTCGTCAGTCCATGCAGAGTCTTCATCGTAAGGCTCTGGCTCAAAGTCGGCGTTGCCGTCACCTTCATCGAGGGCATCCAGCTTGTTGTCCCAATCCTCAACGAGCTGCTCACGCTGGGCGTCCAGCTTCTCGGCAGTCTTGAAGTCGCCCTTTTCGTAGGCGGCATCGACTTGCTTGGTGAGGCGGGTGATCTTTCGCTGGGTCTGCCACGGCATAGCAGCTCGGAGGACGGCATCCGATTCCGGCAGGACGGGCTTGGCCTGGGCTTCGTTGCTGCCGGTTGCGAGTCCGGTTCCCACGCCCACGGCGATGGCGGCCGGGATGCCCTCATTGATGATCCGCCTCCGCATCTCGTCAGAGATGACGCCACGCCAACCAGAGGGCTTCAGTGCTTCTTCAGCGTTGCCCACGAGCGTTTCTTGAACGTCTTGCAACCGCCCCATGTTGTTTCGCATCTCACCGTATTGCTCAAGATCGAGCATGATCTCTGGCAGCAATTTAGCGGCTCGCTCTTCGCCTAGTATCTCGCTAAGTTTTCTGTAGAGGTCTGGGCCGTTTCTTTCCGCCGCGAAGCCCCTGGGGTGTTCGCCTCGATTTAGAACGTGCGCCCTTGTCTCGGCGGTGTTCTGTAGGTTGTGCAGAAGTCCGTTAAGCTTGCGTGAAGTGATCAAGTCTGCGCCGTCGCCGCTGTTGACTTGAAAGAACGTCCTGTCTGTGCCGTCCAGCTCGCGAACAATCTTGCGCTGGATGTTGTTGAGGATTTCTTCGGAGCCGTTGTCTAGGTTTCGCAATCCTGTCTCGGTATGGCCAAGCGGGCCTGCAAACGCTGGATTGATTTCGTCTACATCCAAGCCCAGCTCTGTTCGCAGCCGCCCCACATTCACGGCATCCATCCCGTTGAAGCCGTACTCTTGACGCCAATTCGGGTTGCTCAAAACGTCCATTGCGGAGTAATAGTCCTCCGCTCCGGTGTTGTCCCAAATCGTGGCTCGCTGGTTGGCGTATGCTAGATAGCGTTGCAGCTCGGTCTTTGTTTCCTGCGGAATCTCTGCTTCTTCGATGATTTGCGGGTTTTCGCGAAGGTGTTGTTCTGCTGAGTGAATGTCGTCCATCTTGGCGAGATCCATCACCGCATTTTCCAGTGCCTCGCCTCTCTGTTGGTTGTGCGTGGAGTTGATGTATCTGACGGTGTCATCCACGAACTGCGACTGACCGGCTTCTGCGGCTGGCCGGCTAATCTCACTGAAGCCGCCCAACCTCTTGCCCGTTTTTTCCAGAATCTGAGGCACCATCGTTCCGTAGAACTTCTTCGACTTGTCCTGCGGGAAACCCACCACGCGGGAGATGTCTTCTGGATTTGCGACCTCAAGGGCGTTTTTGCCGCTTCGAGCTGCATCTAGCAAAGCCGACTTGAGTTGAAGTTCCTGCCAAACATCGGCAGTTGGAAACACAACGGTATTTGGATCAGCGGCCCTCTGGGCTTGATTCTGTAGGTCAGATTGCAACTCCACGATCCGAAGAGCGTCTCCGTTCGTGTCTGTCCGCAAGTGGGAAACCACGTTCCCGCCAAGCCAGTTGCCAACGAAGTGGTTACGGCCGCGATTGCGACTGTCCTGCCATTGGCCTGGTGTTGCCGGCTGTGGGTCTTCCGGCTGCAACAGCAGCCTTTCTTTGTATTCCGGCCCTTGCAGGCCATATGCTTCCCACACAGGCTTGCCATGCCTGCCGTCACCGCCTAGCGGAACGGGTTTGACCGTGACAGGATCGGGCTGGTACGCCATCGTAGAACGAGCCGCGTTACCACCGAGAATCACGTTCTTGTTCGTGAACACGGGGCTACGCTCTCGCACCGCGGCCAGCAGCTCCTCGCGCGGCACGACCGTTCGGCCGGCCACCACGGAGTTCAGATCGACGGCGTTCAGCTCCCAGCCAGGGATGCCGTCCTTGTACCGCTTCAGCAGGCCGGGGAGTTCCTGCACCCTGACGTTCTCGGGGAGCTGCTGCACGGCTCGCTCGAGGCGGGAGTAGATCCCCGGCCCCGGCTTGTATTCCAAGAGGCCGACAATGTTGTTTGCCCGCAAGGCGCCGCGAACTGCATTCGGTGTAGCCATTACTGCACAAGCCCTTGAAGAACGTGACTGACGGTGGGAATGCTCCAGGAATTTCCTAGTGCCTTGTATCTCTGGAAGTCGGACGTTCCCTCGGTGTAGCCCTGCGGGAAGCCAAACATCCCCTCGATTTCCTGCGGCGTCATCCGGCGGAAGCTGCCGTCATCCATCCGCACGGCGTTGTATGGGATGCCCTTGCTGATGACGGCCGGGATGGTGCGGGCCTTCGGGTCATTGATGTCCATCCCATGCTTCTCGAAGTGGGTGCGGCCATCGGGTGCCTGGCGGTTGAGGTACGCCACGCCCTTGGGAGAGATCTGGTACTTGTCAGGCACCTCCCCCAGCAGTGCATCTCGGAACATGGCCTGCGACGGCGAATAGTCGCCAACCGGGATGTTCGTCCAGAATGCTCGAGGTCGAGCCATCGGCCCGAAGTCCTTGGCATCGAGGAACACCGGATCGACGCCGAGAGCGCGGGAGATGACATCGACGTTCTGATCGCCGCGAGATCCCTTCGGAACTACGTTCTCGATGAGGAAGTGCTTCGGCTGTGCCTCATCCAGAATCTTGGGCAGCTCCCAGAACAGGCCGGATCGCTCGCCCTCCAGCCCCTTTCCGGTGACATTTCCACGGGAGAGATCCTGGCACGGGAAGCCGGCACAGAGCAGATCGGTGCTGCCCTCCGGTCGCACGAACCCGCGGACATCGCCACGCTGCTGGATGTCCGGATAGTTCCTCGAGGCTATCGCTGCGACGGTGGGATCTGTTTCGTAGGCCGTGTATGAGCCAACAGGGACGCCCGCTTGGTCGAGGGCAGCTCTGGCACCGGCAATCCCGTCGAATGCGGACACCACGTTGATGGGCCGCTGGGACGCTCGGACGGCTCCCATCAGTGTCTTACTGTTCGGAGCCATTGACCCACTTCCTCCTCCATACGCGGACGCGGGCGCGGTGTTCCTTCCGGCGGCGCCACCACTTGAGAACCAGATCAACGATCAGCGGCAGAAGGATCTGGAGGGCGATCACCCACATGGAGCCAAACTGCTTTTCCCCATAGACGAGAGCCATGTGCCGCCTGACGCTCTTGCTGAGACTGAGCATCGCGGCCATCTCGCGTTCGCCGCCGGCCGGCGAAGAAGAAAGCTCCTCATCGGGCCACTCATGGACGGCAGCGGAAACGGCATCGAACACCGCCTCCTTGCCCGCCACGTTCTTGCGAACTGGAAGTTCAGACCACACCCACTCCTGCAATTGCTCGAGCGTTCGTGTTGGCAGCGGCATTGCTCATTTCCCGCAGTTGCATCCGCCCTTGCCGCAGTACTCGCCCCCACCCTTGCCAGCCTTGCTCGATCGCTCCTTCATGCGAGCGAATTCCATCTTTTCGTAGGCTGCGTTGAACTTGTCCTTGAGGCTTTTCTTCGGAGCTTTCTTCTTCGCCATAGATGTGATCACCTCCCTTCCATTGGTTAGGGGCCAGAGAACCTCTGCCTTGCTTATGGACACAAAAGAACGCGGCCCAGCGCGAAGGGAGAGCGCTGGGCCGCGTCGTGTCGCACGGGCTAGGTGCGACAGGCAAGGATTGAAAGAAGTGTCACTGGCAGATGCAGGCCAGTGTCAGCAGTTTTCTCGGAACATCCGCCGAGGTGGGAGAAGCGTCGGCGGCATGAATGGGTTCAGCTCAACCCCGGCGTAATGCCAGAACTTGGCTACGCGATCCATCTCATCGCGGACGATGCAGAGGCGGTAGTAGTGCGCACCGCCATCGCGATCGATAGTCCCAAACGCTTGGGACATGGATAGCCCATAGAACAGCGGAAACTTCTCGCCGCACAATGGGCCGCCGATGCATTCGTAGCGTTTCGCCATGACTCCCAGTTTATGGGCGAGTCAAGCGCTACTAGCGGCTTTTGGGCCGGCCGTATCCCGGCTTCTTCTGGAACTTAGCGGCAGACTGCCGGCTGACCAGATAGTTGCGACCGAACTTCAAGCCCACCACCCGCTTCTCGCGCACGAGCTTCCGCACATAGGACTCGGCAACGTCCATGAGCTTGGCGGCGTCTGGGAGGGTGACCATCTCCTCCAGGTCGATCGGCATGATCTTTCTCGGTTTCTTCTTAGCCATGCTGCGAGTATAGGCACCGCCTAAAACTCGTTGTCAACACTGGGGGATTTGAGCGTGGAAATCGGCCGTAAGTCGGATTGCGGGACATAGAAGGCGCCGCCCCGGCCAGACATGTCCTTCCAGTACTTTTCCTGCTTCCCGTCGCGGGCGTACATCCAGCCACGGATCTTGCCGACTCCGCTGTTCACGCACACCAAGATGTACTTCTTGTCATCGGAGTCGTTCTTGTTCAGCACCAGATGACCGGAGTCATAGGTGGTGGTGCGGACTTGGTACTCGCCCACATCCTCGCCGCGGAACAGGCCGGCGCCGGCCCAGAACCTGTCGAGGTGCTTGGCCACCACGCATTCCCCCACGGAGCCTATGAGGTCGAGCAGCTCGGAGTCGGCCGACTGCGCCCCGTAGTAGTTCTTCCGCCCCTTCTCCCTGGCAGACGCCCTGCGGAGGGAGCCGGCTATGAGGGCATGGAGGTATTCGGAGTTGTCCAGCGTGACAGTGACGGTCTGAGCTGTCGCCGGCCGGCCTGAGTCAGTTACCACAGTACCCCTCGCACTCGTCTTGGAATCCTTGAAACATCATCTGCCCAGTACGCTCCTGCTCGGTTCGCAGATCCACTTGCTCCAGCGGAACGCACTGCCGATGAAGGAACCGCTGGGCGTCTAGTCCAGTTCCCGTCCTACAGACACGGTCGATTTCAATCGCCCTAGACCACCCTTTGGGGTCGTGGTCGCGAAGCCGCCGCCATTCATCGTCTTTCTTAAACGGGCAGAAGACGCAGGCCGACCGCGGGACTTCGTGAGGGACTCGCTCCTTCAGGTAGGCCATGCAGTCGCCCCTAGTCATCTGCATTTCAAAGAGCGGGAACTGAACTTTCCAGTTCTTGGGCTTTGAGAGGAACCGCTCCGTTACGCGAATAACCCGTTTGGGTTCGTCATATGACAGGCCCATGTACTGGACGCACACAGAGTCTTTGGGGATCCCCTTGCCTGGAGCCGCGCCGAAGACTCGCCGCCGTATTGCCTGCTCAATCGGGACAACCTTGAAGTCCTTGGTGCATTGCCGCTGCACAGCTCCCATCCTGCCGTCAGGGTGCTTGGTAAACGCCGGGATTGAGATGTAGTGGCCGCCGTCCGTGCGGCCATTCCCGTTGGCGTCCGTGCCTTTGTCCAACGCATCGCCCAGCCGGCCGGCCGTGCATCGCAGGATCGGAGGGCCGCCCAGAGACTCAAGCCACTCAAGGTGGTGGTAAACATCGTCCGGTTCTTCTTGGGTGTCCGCGAAGACTGCATAGTCGAATTTATGCACCTCGCCCGCGATCGACATGAGGAAGAGGGCTGTGGATTGAACGCCGGCCCCCAGGTTCAAGATGTGTTTCTCGCTCACGGCTTTCCTCGCACAGAGTTCAATATAGTTCCGCGGGGAGAGACAACCATGAAGCTGTCCTGCCCCAACTCGTCCTTGAGCAGCATCCCCAAGTCCCGGCCTTGCTCCTCGAGCGTGCAGTCATCGCTGGAGTACCGTGGGTAATTCCGAAACGCCACCACAAAGCCTGCCTCCTCGCCGCCGCGGTAGATGTAGGCAGTCGGGGCCACCGTGACGCAGCAGGGGTGCGAGTTGCAGTATCTCCGGATGACCTGTTTCGCGTGTTCGATGTCGCCGGCCATGTAGACCGACACCTCGAAAGTCTCGCAGAAAGACCTAGTAGACCTTGCCGCCCGCGCCACTCTTGTGGCCTCGCCGTAAACACTGACGCTCACTTGAACACCCCCAAAGCCAAAATACCAAAGACCGCCCAGAGGACGCCCGCAACCAGATCGATCATCAACTGCTGCCGGCGGTAACGCTCTCGCATCTCCCGCCGGCCACGCTCAATCTCGGACATGATCCGCAACAGGTCATCGTCGCCGCCTGGTCGCACACCGCACCTCCTTACTTTTCGCTTATTTGACCCGCTGCCCCCTTGGCTAGGTCAGCAAAAGCAGCGTTGGCCTCCTCGATGACGATCTGAAACAGGCGGGCCGGATCTCTAGCTTGGTGATCCATCACGCGGACTAGGACGCCAGCTCGCTGGCCGGCCACCAGGCTGTTCACGATCACATCCACGCACGGGTCAGGTGAGGGGTGGGTGGGGTACTCGCCCCTCACGCTCGGTGCATCCACACAGCTCAAGACGATCCGCCGGTCATGGGGCTGCTCTCGCAGCCATTTGGCGACATCGGTGGGAGGGTGGGATTTTCCCACCGTGATGATGCGGGGTTCGTCATCCATCGTTCTTCACCGAATGCCATTTCTTGTACATGGACTCAAAAAGACGCTCGCCGCCGGCCAGCTCCACGAAAGTCTTCCACTGTGGGCCGCCCTCAACATCCCGCTGCTCTGTGATGTTTGACGTTGTCATCAGCTCGCTGCCGTACATGATGACCCCGCCCTCGCCCTTCACGGACAGGTACTGAGCCTCATGCGGATTCATCACCTCGTCCATCGACATCCACAGGTCGAGCAAATCCCTGGCTTTGATCATGCCGATGAGTTTCTCGTCATCGGGCTTTTGTTCGGTTTCCTTCCATCGCACCAGATAGTTCTTCACGGCTTTCTCCCTTAAAGCTTGTTGAGTGATATCGGCTATCTCCCTGTTTTAAGGGCGTGTCAAGCGCTACCACCAGATTTATTCGTTCACCAATCCACCGCATCACGGGAACCGCCATTGAGTTCCCTAGAGCCTTGTATCTCGGTGAGTCCACGACCGGCTTGTTGCGGTAGGGGATCAGCGTGTAATCGTCTGGAAATCCTTGGAGCCGCTCGCACTCGCGTGGGGTGAGGCGGCGAACGGCCATCGGCGCAGCAAGAACACCGATGCCTTGGGCGACGACCGTATCTTGGTCGCCCTTGTCGGCATCAGCCGAAGGCGGCGCGGCAACCTCAGAAGGCGCGCCATCTTTGCCGCGAGTGTAGTGGGATGGCTTAAAGGCGACTGCTGGCGGGAAGGGGATGCCCAGGCTGCTTCCGACGCGCACCGTTGGCGAGGTGCCGTCCTCAAACACGTCGCCCCCGTGGGAGCCGAGGTTGGACTGAAACGCCACGGGGTCAGGGGCTGGCTGGGCCACCACATTCCGTAACTGGAACACACAGCCCTCATTGGTGTATGTCCGCTGTTCGTTGCGGCAGATGGCGTGGGCCGGATCGTTGCTGAGAATCAGATGGCCGGCGTCTAGGTCTTGGTTGCTTGCCCCGCCGTTGCGCGCAGAGCGAGCGACAACTGCTCCGGCAGCTTTTTGCCCCGCTTCTCCGCGCGTCGGAGGATTCCCGAACACGCTTTCGCGCTCAAAAAGAACCGCTGCGGCACGGCGCCAGTCTCGAGCATGGCAGACAACGAACACACGGCGGCGTCTTTGGGCGACTCCAAACCACTGAGCGTCAAGCGTCCGGTAGGCCCACCCATACCCGAGCTGCTCCAACGCCCCGAGGAAGGTTCCAAAATCCCGTCCTTTTCCGCTACTGAGGACACCCGGCACGTTTTCCCAAACGATCCACTCGGGCTTGAGGACAGAAGCAAGCTGGACGAATCGGAGGGCCAGGTTGCCACGCGGATCAGCCAATCCCCCTCGGAGGCCGGCAACTGAGAAGGATTGGCACGGGGTTCCTCCGACCAGAAGTTCAACTGTTCCCCTGGCATTGAGCATCTCCTCCGTGATCTTTGTCATGTCGCCCAGGTTGGGCAGGCCGAAGTGGTGATCGACCACGGCCGATGGGAATGGCTCAATCTCGCTCGTCCACGCGCATTCCCAGCCCAATGGCTTCCAAGCCACATGAGCGGCACCTATCCCATCGCATACGCTGGCGTACCTCACGCCTGTCCAGTATGCGGGCGTGTCAAACGCTACGGAGAAATTCTTGTAGCGGTTGACAGGAGCGTAGACTCGAACGCATGAAAGCCATCCTTGAGTTCCAGCTCCCCAAGGAGCGCCCCGACTTCCTTGCCGCCATACACGGCCCCCAAGCCCGCGCGGCCCTCTGGGAGATCGCTCAATACTGCCGTGGGGTGCTGAAGCACGGCGAGCCGAGCGAGGAACTGGCGCGGCACATGCACCTGATTCGGGACATGATCAGCGAGGAATTACTCTATGACTGAGTATTCGGGGGACATCGTGTCCCGCCTGCGGAGGTGGGCCATCGCCACCGATGCGGTGCCGGCCAGCGACCTCATGGACGAGGCGGCCCGCGAGATTGAGATGCTGCGGAGCGGGTCGCCAAAACACCACGCTGGGGACATCGTTAACCAGCTCCGCGACAGGGCATACGCTTTCAAGGCCACGGACAGGCTCTCGGAGCAGGCCGCGGATGAGATCGAGCGGCTGCGGCAATTTGATAGGTCCGAGCCTATCGAACCCGCCGACGCTACACCCGCCGCGCACGCTACACCGTGCGAGGGTAGTGTGCGGCGAAACTGTAGCGTAGAGAGTCGCGAAACGGTGCAGCAGGAGCCTGTGGCGTGGGCGATTTTGCACAACGATCACCAGTACGTCAGCCTGCTCCGCGAACACGCCGAGGCTAATAACGTCTATGTCGATGCCGCAGTCGTCCCGCTCTTTCGCTCGCCCACGCTCACCGACGAGGAGCGGGAGGCGATCTATCGCGCCGAAGCGAGGCTGCGAACCGCGTATGTGCCGGATGACCAGACAGCCGCCACGCTCCGCAAGCTGCTGGAGCGAACGATATGACTGACATCGTCGCGGCAGCTCAAGCTCACCTCGCCTCACTGCCACAGCACCTCAAGGCTAGATACTCGGCTGTGCTGATCGCCAATCTTGTCGAGGAGATTGAGCATCTCCAAGAACTAAGGAAGCTCGACGGCGAGTCGCTGGGCAAGTCGCTTGAGGAATACAACAAGATGAAGGAGCTGTGCGTCAACGGCCGGTACATCACCACCGAGGAGCGGATGGCGGTCATGTCGGCCGTCTGGGACGCCGAACAGGCCGGATGCTCCAAAGACGCCCAGATCCTGCTGGACATGGCCAACCGGCTCTCCAATGACTCCCCGCAGCTCGAGACTGACGGGGAGAAAAGCCGCGGATAGGGCGACACGGTTTATCAGTCCGCTGCCAACCACGACTCACGGTCGCAAGATACCGACCGCAGCTCGCACCGGGGTAGCGATCCCCGATGTGCCTACATCCTGCCAACGGGCCTTGCATCGCCCCAGTAGGGGTCTGCCGCCGGGGATGCCTGTTCAAGCGTATAGCATCGCTTCTGGCGGGTCAACCGGGGCGAAGGGTGTCGAGGGTGCCTCGGAGGGCGTGAGGGCGGGAGAACGAACGCCAGGGGGGCCATTTGCGATTTCGGAAAAAATCCAAGAGGGGGACATATATTATATAGGGTGTGTGTGGGGGGGTGACGGGTGGGGTGCATGTGTCGTAACTCCTTTGGCTGTATGGGTTTGCGTCCCGTCCGTTGGAACCAACAGACAAACAAGCAAGGCAAAAGCTAGGGTAGCGGGTGCCGCCCCGCCCGTTGCCAGCGTAGGCGCGAGCGCTGCCGACCGGCGGCGCCTCGAGGCCCGCGATCCAGAAAGTGGATTCAAAATACTTGAACCCCCTACGCCTGGTGCGCGCTGCCGGCGCAAAAGAAAACCCGCGGCGATCGGGATCGATCGCCGCGGGTCGAGCTGCTCGATGTCGGCCGGTCTGCTAGTGGGCAGGATAAACCACATCGACATCGCGGGAGCAGCCTGGGCAGGAACCACACTTCGCCCCCTCCCGCCATTCGATGAGCTGCTCGGGGGTGCGGTTACCCTTGCCAGCGTTGCAACGCGACAGGAAAGACACGCGAACCGCTGGGCATACGATCGTCTTTCGGCCGGTTAGCTTCGCCCACGCTTTCGCAGCCGCATCGGCCGCGGCGAGAATCCGCATACGCTTTCCCGGTTTGTTGCCGACATCCTCCCCCGCGGTGAATGAGCAGGGGCCGGCGGGAATCGCATGGGCTGCGATCGTCTCGGGATTCATGTGGGGAGTCTGAATCGATTCCCTCACGATGACATCGGCGCCGAGCTGCTCCCGATAGAATGCAGCCTTTTCCGCCGATTCCACTGGCAAGTGGACAGGGGTGCCGCGGCGCTTCAGGTGTGCGAGCAGCGCCCGCATACGGGGGATGAAAAGCCGATCGGCCAACGCATCCGCGGGGGAGGGTAGCGCGCCGTTGGTAGAGAATCGGAACCACGGGCGCGGGGGTCGGCCGTACATTTCTTCCCGCTCTAGTTCGAGCAGCGCTTTCGCCACGATGTGCGATGCGATCGTCTGCTCGTGCCGATCCAGTTTGTTTTTCAACTGAACGCGATCGTGTCTCAACTCAACTTCCACCGCATAGCAAAAGCCATCGAGGCTATCGGCCCCTGCGAAGTTTGCCGGATGGTGCCGACATCCGACATCACAGTTTGCTCCCCCGCTGCGCCCGAAGTTGAGCGATGCGGCACCGGCCACCCCCTTAGAGAAGCTGCCCAAAACCGTACCGCCGAACTGCTCGATCGTCTGAAACGTGGACATGTTGAAACCCTCTTTTGAAGTGTGAAACCAAAACCAAAACCATCCACCTAAGAACATACCCGATATCGGCAAACTGTACAGCCGTTCGCCACAGAATTTTGCACCGCCGGCCGACCACCAGGGCGACGGCTGAACGCCCCTCTCCACGCGCGACAGGGCGTCGGGGTTGGGGTTGGGGTTGGGGTTCGCGATTTGGTGAACGGGTGTTGACTACATAGTCGATAGCGGGTATGTATGTGGGCTGTGGTTGGTTTTGTTTTCAAACGAGGAGAGGACATGCGAGCGAAAGACATCACAGTCGGTGGCACCTATAGGCTGAAGGTGAATGGGCGCCTAGCGCTGGTCACCGTGTTGCAGACGCTGGGCCGGCCGAGCAGCTCATTCAATTACCGGGTGCTGACGCACGACACCCACCGGCACATCCTGACCACAGCTCGACGGCTGCGCCCGCTGGTCGATCAGCCGAAGCCGGCGCCGGTCAAGCCGAAGCTGATGGCCTACCCTGACCCCGAGCTGATCCGGCATCCCGGCTTGAAGCCGCTGCCATGCATCTGTGCGCAGCCCAATGAAGTCGCGCGGGTCATCAACTCGGGCGACATCCTGGAGCTGGACGAGCCGCACCATCAGCTCATTCGATCGGTGGTCGATCGGCTGCATGTGGCCGAGCCGTTCCGCACTGTGGCGCGAGCCATCCGCAGGCGGATCACCATGCAGTACATCTACCTGACCGTGCCGCGTGGGCTGCGGCGTGGCCTGCTGCTGGTGGCGGCACAGCGACACGCTGCCAACCGGCAGACCTACCGCCTGGTGATGGGGGAACATCCGTTCCCCAGCGAAGAGATGATCGGCCGTGCAATACTCGGCACCCAAGCCGATCGCGATAGCCTGCTGCGTCACGTTGACGCATTGCAGGGTGGGTGATTTCCATTTTCCAGAAGGGGAGAAGCGACGATGTTGCAGACATATCTAGTCACTGTGCGGTGGGCTGCGGTTGCGGAGCGGGCGGAATATGTGAGCGCCGCCAGCGTTGAGGAGGCCTGCACCAAAATCCGGCACGGCGAGTGGGAGGAGGCGGATGACATCTCCTACTACGAAGATGATTCCAGCGATCACTGGATCACATCGATCGTGGTGCCGGCGAGCGACCACGATTATGACAACTGGGAGTCTCTGCCGGTGCCGGCCGAGCATCAGCACAAGTACACGCCGGCCGAGGCGGCCGATGAGCTGCTCAAGGCCTGTCGCATGGCAGTGAGCGCGTTCGGCAACCAGGCCCACACGCCGGCCGGCGAGCAGGCCATCGCCGCCCTCAAGGCCGCCATCAACGTAGCGGAGGAGGCAACATGAATGCCAAGCCTGTCGCCTATGTGGTGGTGCGGGAATGCATGGAGCGGAACCGCGGGTGCTATTGGTTCGCGATCGACGCCGTCTATGAGGGCGGATCGCGGGTGCGGGTGGCCGATGCCATCGACACCAAGGAAGAG